GCAGAAATTAAAGGAAGGGTTTATTATATACCGGATCTAGATGAGGATGAAATGAAAGTAATACCTCTCAGGAAGGGAATATCTCTGAATCGGCTAATAAAGGCAGGTAAAGATAAGGGTTATTTTTCAGAGGATAGAGCAGGAAGTACTCCGTATGGCATATACGATACTAAGTTGAAGCAAGAAATTGACCAATGGATAAATAGCTTAATATAATGAAACTTTTAGATCTAATATTAGAAAACGAAGTATACTTTAACCTACTATCCGAACAAGGAAGGTTAGACGTACTTAAATCGAAATTTGTAGATTCTAAGATAATGAATCAGGTTGTGTTTGATCGAATAGTAGAAGCTGACCCTACATCAAATAAGACTTACACTCAGTGGCTTCTAAACCAGTACGTCAAAGAGGTCGTAAAGCCTTACCAAAAAGATAAAGCCGGTAGTCTGAGGGCGAGCCGTATCTTCATGGAGGATCTTGACGGAATAAGAGAGGCGCTATCTGTTTTCGATAGGTTCAAAAGGAAGTTTACTGAAAAAGATATTAACAAGTATACGGTTTCGTCGTTCAAAAAAGCAGCTCTTGACATAGCAGATACATTGAGCGATGACGAGAAACAGGGCGGGGAACATAAGTTTTCTGCTGATGAGAAAAAGTTTCCGGAATATAAGATAGGAGAGGTTAGTGGGTTTACGGTATGGAAGTTACCTCAAGGTAATGATGATGCAGAGGAGGCGGCTTGCGAGCTAGGCAAGGATACTTCCTGGTGTACTAGGAGCGGGGCATTCAAAACTTATAATAGAAAAGATCCTTTGTATATTTTTATCGGTAAAGGCACTAAATATCAATTTCATTTTTCCGACAACCAGTTCAAGAATAGGGTAGATGGGGATATGCAGGACGGGGAACTTAAAGATAGTTTTTTAAAGTTTTTAGAAGATTATGAGGGTAGGGTTACAAGTAAAAAGGATATCAGTAGTTATAAGATAGGTGATTACGATACTCCACAAGGCAAGCTACCTATTTTTAAAGTCGGAAGAGATAAGTATTACACTAACATTAACGGAGAAGAAGTCTTCTATAATCCTGATGATGGATTACTTAAAACAAAGAACGGGAAGACTATAAGCAGTTCAGGCGTTATATTTACTCATCCATACATGGATTTCCTTAAAGAGATCTACAGGCGTTTAAAAGAAGAAGGTAATACAAAAGGATTTAGAGGTATATACAGGCTTCTGCTTGATCTCGACGTACCTGAAAAGGGGCCTGGTGAATGGTGGACGGTTCCCGGGTCTTTAGATCTTTCCGATTCTCAACTAACAAAGTTACCAGAAGGTTTACATATAAAAGGGGACTTAGAATTAGAAGGATCTGAGATCAAAACTCTCCCTGAAAGGATAAAAGTTGACGGTGAGATTACAGGTCTAGATAAAAATAAAGCAGCGTAAAGAGTAGATTAATAAGTAGCGAGATCTACCTGGACTGTTATTCTGATAGTAAATACATCCCGGTTTAGTGAGTTACAACTATTTATATACGTGATAAAACTATCCGATCTTATTAAAAAAGAGCTTCAGCCTAGCGAAAGGTCTAAGATGAAGAACTTTCTCTATCGCGGTTCTAGAGATCAGATTAACTTGCATCCTAATGATTATAACGTCGTTGGGAGTAAGCCTGGCGTCATTGGTGAAGAACCTTTAGATACTTCCGATCATCCAGAGAATAAAAATAGAATAGTACCTTACCAGTGGGAACAGCCTGATGGACTCTTTGAGAATGAGCAAGAAAAGATCTTTAATAGCTTGATTGGACGTGAATTCCAAACTCTCGAAGATGTAAAGAAAATGGCGTCTAGATTAAGGCAAGCCGGTTTTGCACAAAGCGATATTGAAGAATTCGTTAAAACGTACTTGATATGACAGATTTTGATTTAAAACAGTGGCTCTTTGAAAACAAAGTGGGTGCTTATGAAAAAGCTTCTCGCTTGAAAGAGCTTAATGCAGATGAGGCGTTTGGGGATGGGGATGAAAATAGAGGAGATCTTCAAGAGGTCGATCCCGCTGCCCTTGGCGTGGGTCAGGCTGAAGCTGATGCTGAAATGGAGAAGCAGGATGATTTAAATAGCGATATGGTAGATAACGCTAGTATGGGTGTCGTTGCAGAGGCTGGGGAATCGTCTACTGAAGTACATATTGAAGAATGGGAAATTACTATCCTAGGTAAAGATTATATTATAGACGCTGATGTCGACGTCGATTTTCATTACGAAGGAGATGACTACGTTGATCATATGATTACTTCACCTGGCGGATATTACGTAGATAACGCTGTAGCGATGATTACCAAGCTAGGAATCCTAGAAGGTGGCGATTACCGGTATATCACCGATCCTGTTCACATTAAACAAATTCAAGATCTGATAAATAAAGATCCAAAGCTTAATAGGGAACTTGAAGATCAAGCAGCAAATTACATAGATTGGGGCTCAGTAGATGACATAGATACATACGAGGGTCCAGACATGGAAGAGACGGTTGGCTATGTTATGAAAACAAAGCCTTCCGATCCTCTGGAAAGAGGAGATATGTAGTTGGAAATCTGAAAAAAAATCCTTAACTTCTTTTTAAGTATTAAAATTGTATTTCTTCCCAAAAGAGAAAGGGGAAAAAATAAAAAAATAAAAATGAAAAAAGTAACGGTTTTGCGGCTTAGTGGGTGTAGTTACTGTGAAGAACTTTTAGGGGCTTTTGACAAGGAAGGGATTGTTTACGAATCTATTGATGCTAATCAAGACGGAAAGTTGGCGGATGATGTGGAGGATTTCTTAGGTGTAAATACATACCCTATAGTAATAGTATCGCCATCTAGGAAGGGTGTACCTTCTTTTTATTTTTATAGAGCTGATTCTTTAGAGCTGATAGGAGAGTCTGTTAAACACGGAGCTGTAAGAATTGGACATTACGATTTAAATTCTATGATCGATAATATTGTAAACATTGTTAAATAAATTATATGCGATACAAGACCCTGGTTACGAATAAATTAGAAGCTCTAGATAATTCAATTGCCCGTCTTAACTCACTTCTATCTCAGAATCTTACCCGTGATCAATTCCAGGAGGTTGTAGGAACCTTGCGTGAGAAGATTCAAGAGATTCAAACTCTCATTAACGCAGAGCAAGAAGAGTTCTAAAGAAGTTGTTTTTTGTGAAATAAGTTTATATATTATAAGTATAAACCTATTTGCATGTTAACACCTGAACAAATCGAAAGTAACTTACAGAAGTTCTATCAAGTTATCTCTGATCATATCTCTGAACCCCGTGCAACTAAACTTCTTGCATTGTATCAATCCCAGGAAGAGAACCTTGCACTATCTCCTGCCTCCTCTCGTACTGCTTTTCATAACGCATTCCCAGGAGGTTATGTAGATCATGTATTGAGAGTTATAGAAGCAGCTCTTGCCCTTTACGGAGTGTGGGAGCAGTTTGGAGCAGATATGACTACCTTTACACAAGAAGAATTAGTATTCTCAGCCCTTAATCACGATCTCGGTAAACTAGGACGTGACGGTAAACCTGCTTATCTACCTAATGATTCAGAATGGCATGTAAAGAATCAAGGAGCAATGTATAAACCTAACGCTGAACTACCCTTCATACCTATTCAAGACGCTTCATTATTTATTTTACAATCGGCCGGAATTCCAATGTCGTTTAACGAGTATGTAGCTATTAAGATCCACGACGGACCTTACGATGATGGAAATAAGGCTTATCTCTTTTCAAGCCAAAACGAATCTAAGTTAAGAACTTCTCTCCCTTATATTCTTCATCAAGCCGACATCTTGGCTGCAAGAGTAGAGTGGGAGAAAGAGTGGAGCGGTAAAGTAGGTGTACCTAAAGCAAAAGAGGTTAAGCCTGCAACTGCTACTCAATTCAAGCAAGCTGCTGAAGCTAAAAAGTTATCGAATATCGGGTCGAAAAATCCCGGATTACTCAACGCATTAAAAGGATTATAATATGTTTGGATGGATTATGCTCGCAGTATGGGCACTAACTGTAGTAGGTTGGATTATTTATAACCTCTATCAGAAAAATATTAAATTAGAAAACACCGTAATCAGTCAAGCTAACTTTATCGCCGGTCTCCAATCTCTTATTGGTGAATCTGAGAAAGCCGTAAAGAATCTAGATGATAAGATTTGGCTAGAGAGCGACAAAGAACTGCAGCAGGTTTTCTACAATTTGAAAGCAATACAAGACGGACTTAACCAATTTAATAAGCGATAATGGTAGAAGATATTTTTAAGCCGGAGGAAATCGAAGTTACGCTTACAAAGGACGGTAAAGTTAGGAAGAGGAGACCTAAAAAATCTATCGACTATTTTACTCTAGATACTCAGCAAGCTATACTAGACTACAGAAAAGAGACTGTACAGTCTAAAAGAGATCAGATCTTCAACGAAAAGATTTACTATGCTTTTTATAAGCTTGCTGAAAACATCATTCATACCTTTAAGTTCTACTATACCGAAGTAGATAATATCGATGAGTTAAAGCATGAAGTAATAGCTTTTCTCTTAGAGAAATTACATCTTTACGATCAGACAAAAGGGAAAGCTTATTCGTATTTCGGTACTATTGCAAAGAGGTACTTGATAGTATACAACAATAATAACTACAAGAGATTAAAGGGAAAAGCACCTGTAGATGACGTAGAGACTGATAAGACAGTTACTAACGAATTACTTTTATCTAGGCAGGATGACCTAGAATCGATATCATTTATCGAACTTTTTATAAAGAGAATAGATGATGAATTGCTAGAGCTTTTTCCAAAACCCCAAGAAGCTAGAGTAGGAGATGCTATACTAGAACTATTTAAGCGCAGAGAAAATATAGATATATTCAATAAGAAAGCTCTTTTCATTTATATTAAAGAAATTACCGACGCACCTACTCCTGTCATTACCAAGGTAATAAAGGTTCTCAAAGAAGTCTATAAAGATATGCTGAATAAATATCTCGAACAGGGAACAAAGATAGACATTTTTTCTCGTTAGATATTTATTTAAAATAGTCTCATGAGTTTAGATTTCGAATTATACGACGGGAAAAAGTACTCCGATCTCGTAAAAGATATTGTTAAGAATCACAAAGCCAAACAGAATCAGATAAAGGCCCTTACCGACCAGCTTGTTAATATGGTCAGTGAACCTGGCGACGCTGTTGTCGTAGTTCCGCTTATTAAAGGTTATTTAGATTCCGATATTAAGAATGATGAAGCCTTAGTTAAGCTTGCCCAGATCTTACAGAAAGCCAATCAAACTGAAGCAGGCGCTGACGGAGCATTTAGTGATAAAGATCTCGAACTTCTCTTTAATGATATTCAAAAGACAACAGCTCCTTTAAAAGAAGATGAAGTAAAGCAACTACCTAGTAGTAATTGAAATGGCTAATTTAAACTATACATATTACCAGCAGATTGCTACTAATACTAACGCAGGAGGCCAAGGTGTTGGCTTCATGTATACGTTAGCAAGAGTAGTACATATAGTACAAGGCCCTTTTGAACTAGGTACTAACATCCCTGACCCTTATTATCGAAACCCGACTGACTTAGGAAGAATTACTTTTCAACTTTTGAGTTCAGGACAAACAGATTCATTTGAAGCATTAGGTAACAATACAGCAATACCGATCAATTCTGCATTTAAACATTATCCATTACCGGGAGAATTAGTTTATATAATACCCGGTCCTAGTGTAGGGATGAATGAAACACCTAACAGTAGAGACTATTTTTATTTTCCCCCTTACAATGTTTGGAATGCAAGCCATCATAATGCTTTCCCAAATTTAACAGATTACGACGGATACGTAAACGAGGAAAATAGAACATACCAAGAAAGTGCCGGTACTAATCAACCTAATAATCTATCATCGACAGGATCGGCGCCTTTTCCGCTTGGGCCCAATTTCCCTGAACAAAGATATGTTAGATCATTAAGACAGTTTACCGGAGACGTTACTATAGAGGGACGATGGGGTAACTCAGTGAGATTCGGTTCTACAATTTCTGTGAATGGAGATCAGACAACCTGGTCGAGAAATAGTGAACCCGGTAACCCGATCACTATAATCAGAAACGGACAAGGAAGAAAGGAAAACGTTTCAGGGTTACCTAACATATCAGAAGCCGGAGCTAGCACCGGTAACACACTAGGAAGAGACGTTGATTTACCGTGGTTTCCGACTGTTGAAGATATCAATAGAGATCCTTCTTCTATCTATTTAACTCAAGGACAAGAAATAGTGATTGACGATATAAATAATAATTTCAGTCTAGCTAGCTTAGAGACTGTCTTCTCAAGAACATATACATTATCGGTACCAATCCAGCAGCAGTTAACAAGTACTGCTTATACTTCTCCCGACCAACAAGACTTCGCTATCCAGCAGATAGGGAGAGGAGTATCAACAGGACCTCTTCCGTCATCTGTCCCCGCTCCAATACCGGCAGGAACAACTGCAGTAGAAGAGCAAAGATTATTATTAAGTCAAAGATTAACTCCACCAAGACGAGGATAAAATGTATCAACCACAGTTTCCATATCTAGGTAATCAAGCGATTATAACCTCGGGCAGAGTAACTGCACACTCCTACGACGACTTTATATTCTTGTTCGGTAAGAAAGGCGTTGCAATCTCATCTCCAGCCACCTTTACAGTCGACGCTAGCGAAAAAACAACAATAGCCTCCCCTCAAATCGAGTTAGGACTACAAGCAAAAAACGTAGGACAGCCCTTACTTCTAGGTACAAATACAGTGCTTCAGTTAGGATTCTTGATTGACGCAATAACTAAATTAAGCGTTGCATTACAAAAAATATCAGCAGAGCAGCTAGAAACTTCTATACCTGAGATAGTTAATGCAAGTAAAGTTTTAGAAGGTATTGCAGCAAGAGTCAAAGCCCAGTTAAACGCATCTTGTTTATCAAAAAACACTTTTACTAGGTAATGGGAAAAGGAGATAGCAAAATTGCCAAAGGCTTTGAAACTGCTAATAAAGCTGCTTCAAAA